CCAGTGTAAATTCCGCCCTCATAGCGGTAAAAGACGCCATGGTCGACGCCTATCTCATACTTACGCTCGCCAAGAGCGTCCCAGGTGAGTGTTGCCATAGCGTCACCTCCTTAATGGTTACCTTCTTTTCTTTTTGCGAGCTTCCCTGTTCTTCAGATAATAGACATTTGATGCAATGTCAGTTGCAGTGCCAACGTAAGGAGTAGCGTCAAGCATGGACTTAGCCATACCTGCAGCACCTGCTCTCAAGCGGGATCTGCCTTTACCCCTCTGAGAATTATACACAGCCGCCCCCTTAGAGCCCATAAGAGCTACCTTGGCAAAAGTCTTGGCACTGGAGTCTCGTGCAATCTTCTGATTCAGTCCCTTGGAGTTAAGAGAATAAAGCCGGTTAGCAGCACTTTCTCTTTCCTTCATCCATTCTTCCCTGGACGCAGCAATCTTTCTCTGCTTCTGCCCTTTAGACAGGGATTTATCTTTATTAATAGTTTTACGATTAGTCTTATACATAGCCTTAGCGGCTTTAACCCGTCTATCATGCCTGACACCCCAACGCATTCCAAGAACACCGAAATGCTTGAGGGAATCTCCTTCTCTGACTACAGCGTAGTATTCACTCATTTTGATTTCACCTTCTTCTTTTTCTTAACCGTTGCCGTACCTTTAGCTGCTTTTGCCTTTCTCTGATGCGGACGATCAGACCACTGAAAGTTTCCATTCTCTGTCTTCTTGCCGGTGGCAGTGTGAACAGTATTGTAGTCAATTTTCCACGGGGTCAGAGACGAAAGACCCAGAAGTTTTGCAAGCTTATTCCTCTTTCTGTATAGTTTTGCGCTTGTTCTGGTATATGAACCATCTTCGTTCTTTTCTGTTTTCTTATAATCGTAAGTATCCCATCCAAGATCGTGGCTTGTTTTCTTAGCTTTTTCGCTTGCTGCTCTTGTGACCTTATACGCGGCACCGCCTACAGCCTTGCCAACACCGCTGTTAGAAATCTTACCAAGAAGTGTCTTGTCATACTTCTTTTTAGCACTGTCGTACTCTTTGTAAGTTCTCTCAGTGATGCGCTTGTCCTTCTTCAAAGTATTTGCAAGCTTGTTTTCAAAGGAACCGCCTGATTTGAATCCAGAATCTTTTACTGCAGCTACAGCCATGCCAAGATTCTTTGCCTGATTATACGTAGCGTCTTTCATAGCCTTGCCGGCTTTCTTCTTCTTAATAAGAGCGCCGATACCGATCTTGCTATCGACTGCGCCTGCTGCTTTCTTGGCACCACCGGCTATGCTACTGCCAACTTTTCCAGCTTTGTAAGCCGCAAGCTCACCGGTACTGTAAAAGTACCGCCATCCGCTTCCAACCTGAACTCTGGCTACATATTTATGATTTTTCTTCTGTCCGCCTTTTTTTCCAAAGCCAAAGAGGTGTTCAAGATGGTCATCCTGTCCCTCTCTGACTACAGCGTAGTACTCGCTCATCTCTCACCTCACTCAAACGAATCTTTATACAGTTTGTAAACAACCCACGCATCCATCAGCGCCGCCACATTATCGATCTTCTGTTCATAGCGATCTTTAAGTAATTTCCGGTTACCATTTGTATCCTCAATCGTGATGCAGTTGCCCATGGTAAACGACATTATCTCCTCATCAAAGAGAAGCTTCCGGTCCTCGGCAAGCTGCTTAAGCTCTCCTAAAGGTACAGACTCTGTTCTTGCACCCTGAATTACCTTCTCAACAGCAAAACCGCCATTCTCACTTACCCATCTTTCAATAAACTCTCTTGCATTGTACGGATCGTATCCAACAGCCCTTACATCATAAGCAACTCTGCCATTGATAAAGTCGTAGAGATTTTCATAAACCTGATTCATGTCAAGAACCGTTCCGGGCATGACTATTAGCGATCCTTCGGCTAAGAACTTCTCGTATTTCATCCTCATAGCCATGGGAAGCTTATAAAGTGTCCTCTCTGTTATGTATGATCTCGCTTTCACGCCAAACTTGTCGCCGCCAAGCGGAAACAGGAATGTAAAAGCACAAAAGTCGTCGCCTCTTGACATATCGCATCCCATAGCACAGGGAAGCTGCCAGAACTCCCTTTTCCTGTGAGGCTTTGTTTCCTCGTAGGTAAAGAAGTAAGTGTAGCCTTCCATCGGGATGCCGAACCTTTTAGCGAGAATATCATTACGGGATGCAGGAGCTTTCTCAGCCCTTTCCTTATCAAGCTGATAAGTCTCATAACTTACAGTCTTTCCAAGGTTAGGATTTGCCTTAAGCCACATCGACGGATCTTCAACTTCCTTGATGTCGTCCAGTCTGTAGTAAAAGATTGAGACATGAGGAGCGATATAATCACCTCTAAGGATGGACATAAGCTCCATTTTGATCGTATCGCCAACCGAGTTACGCACCGTTCCCTCAGATGAGATTGCAAGGATTGTATATGTTTCGTTCTTACTTGCACCCTGCTCCAAAGTACCGATAACGTCCTCTCTGATATCGCCGGACAGCCATTCGTCGACCGAATTTATCGGGGAATTAAGTCCCTGAAGCTTATCGATCGACATGGGCCTGACCTCGAGGAGCGATCCGGTCAGGAAATTCTGTATACCCTTCTTTGTAGAAGCCAGTTTTACTCTGTTAGCCTTAAGACCTGTAGTGTTCTGAAGAGAACCTTCAGTTAAGAACTTAAAGAAAGGACCACGAGACCTTACAATTGCAGTTCGAATCGGACTCATGACCTCTTCAGCCTGCGGCATTGTAGGAGCCGTGGTTACCTGATGTGTTGTTGCAGGGTTTACTGTTAATTCATATGCCTGAATGCAGGCAACGTACATTGATTTGGCTGAACCTCGAGCCGTAATGATGTACTGCTTTTTAGTCAGCCTCTTTTTGTGCTTTCTCGTTACGTATCTACCGCCTGACTTATTCTGATACGGTTCAAAAGCACTGATTTCTTCGTAGTAATACCAACCGTAAAGCTCTTCTCCCCACAGCTTGAACGAATCAAGTAAGTGCAGATCAGAGCCGTCGGTCAGAGTCAACTCGTTCTCACAGAATCTGATCCATCCTTCAACCGCCTGGTCGTCATAGTAAACGCCCGGGTTTCTGATAAGGTCATCGATTCTGTTCATCTCCATCGAGATCTCACGGTTTATTGGTATCTCACCACGAAGCACTTTCTCCCTAAACTGTCCATAGTACTTAGGAGTTGCGGTGTTCGAAAGCATGTCATCAACTCCTTTTAACTATTATAGTCCGAGACGGCTATTGTTTCTCTTAAGTAATTCATCATTAACATCTGAAATTGAAACATCGCCAACTCCCGAGCCCTTCTTAATAAGACGATCAATAGTTTTCTGAGTCTGTGCAGATGGCTTCGAAATGTCTGAAATCTTAGTATCTGCAGCTTTACTGGAGACCGATCCGGACCACGGAAGAGAAAGCGGTGGTAAGTTTACACTGGAATTTCCGCTGCTTCCCTTAGAACCACTGCCGTTAACAGATTTCATAAAATCAGATATAGCACTGCCGGCTTCTTTATTACTGTTTAAGTCTCTCTGAGATAAAGGCTTAGTTGCCCATGGCAGTGATGGAGACGGAACATCGACGTTAGAATATGCGGACGGAGTCTTTTTTGGCCCGCTTTTGTCAATATTGTTCATAAACTCCGAAATGGCAGCGCTTGCCTTCTCGTCTTTTACTTTCTGTAGATCCTTCTGGAACTTATGCTCCTGATACTTCTCATTGGCTTTAGAAGCAGCGTCTTTCGTAATATTTCCAGCCAATTTTAAAGCTCTATCAATAATATCTGGCTCATCCTTGCTACCTGACTTGCTTTCGCTAGTAGTGTCATTGTCATTAAGGATACTCTTAGCGTCCAAGCCAAACTCTTTCCTAAGAGATGACAGTGATTCGTGCATACCCTTGATAGAGTCGGCCACTTTCTTCCCGGTCTCCATAGCACCGACAAGCTTTTCGACAGTGGACTTTTGCTTCGGCATGTTTTTGTTAACATTACCAATTGCAATAGCTCTGGCGGCAGCATCCTTAAGCTCTTCTGTAGTCATTGACCCTCGAAGTTTCATGATTTCATTAAGGTCAGCGCTGGCAATAGCTTTAGCTTTGGCTTTTTCAAGATCCTCTTTAGCCTTCTCAGCTTTAGCCTGAGTCTTAGCTTCTTTCTTCTCAGCCCTTGCTTTCTTCTTCTCAGCCCTCTCTTTGTCCCGGTCAGTCTTGGCTCTTCTTTTGCCAGCAGCCTTCAGAGTACCGTCATAGTTCTGAAAGCGTCTTATGCCCCACTTCTGACCGAGTATGCCGTGGTGCTCAAGAAAGGAATCCTCATATGTTTCTTCAATGTAATCATACATGGGTATTATTCACCCCCTGTCTGGTCCTCCAGTGTTTTGTTGTAGTTAATGGAACTGATGCCCAGAAGTGCACCGAGGAATGTATCCACCGCTGCAACCGTCCCAACGACCTCAGTTGCATACGGGAAGCCCCAGATCTTTGACAGGGCAAAGTACAGTGTTCCTGCTGCCGGAAGTAGAATCTGTGCGATCCATTTTAAATAGTCATATGTCTTATTGGTCAGTTTCATACATAAACTCCTTTCTTCTTGTTTCAATGTCGATCTTCTCAGCCTCATCCTCAGAAACGATCTTAAGTTTCTGGCAGGCTTCATATCCGATCTTGCCATCGCCGTTTCCACCCGCCTCAAAGTAAGGCTGGGCGAGCATCTCCAGGTTACCTTTCTCTTTAACAGTAATGCAGCCACGCCTAACATACTTATCACTGAGATAAATGATCTTGTCATGACCGAGTGCAACCAGCATCTTAGCCTGAGCTGATTCCTGGGCTTCTACTTTTTCTCTCCGCCGATCTCTTCTCTGAAGCAGGTATATGATTAAACTCATAACTCCAGAGGAAGAGAAAGCGGAGATAAGAGCCGTAATAATTACAACATCCATCTTCACTATTCTCTTCCTTTCTTACAGATTACTTCTCAGCTTCGATCCGGCGGATTTCCTTACGAAGCTCTTCCCGTTCGTACTCGGACTTAGCCTCGTCATACATTCCCTCAAGCTTCGCAATCATACGATCTTTAAGGGAGTGCCCGCTCATGCCATCGTCTCTGGAAATGTAGCGACCAGTTACAGGAGATCTCATCGGGGCATAGGAATCCATGTAAACTCTGGGCATCACATTACGCCTTGAGTACATGGAAGAGGAGTTATCCCACTCTTCATCCATACCCATCTCGTCATCCATCTTGAGTTCCCTTCTAAGCTTGTAAGCCTTGCAGAGAATCTCAAGGTCAGAGGGAGTGAGATCTTTCTTTTTGTTCATATCTTCAATGCAGCTCTCAAGAAGCTCCATTGTTTTTGCAGCCAGTTTGTCCATTTTGATTTCTCCTCCTTCCTTTAAGCCTTTGGTGTGATGATGACGTTTGCATTCTGTACGAGAATCGGAATAGAACTGGTATTACGGATGCTGACATTCTCACAGCACCCGCACCAGATCTGAACATTTGCCGCACGAGACACATTAAAATAATCTTCAACAGCCGCAGGAGTAACTTCCATCTGTGTAGCCGGAACACTGTTGCCGTCAAGTGTGATGGCGACACTGATCGGTCCTACAGTCTCACCAGTAGGTACTGCAATGTTCGCGCCAAAGTCTACAAGATAGTTGACGCTGCGCTTAGGGCAGGATCTTCTGGTATTGCCTGACAGGAGAAATACTCCGGTGCCTTCCCTGTGCCTTACACAGCCACACTGGCACGGAACAGGAGTTTCAGTAAAGACGATCGTCTCACCGGGATTTACCGTCTGGACGGCATTTGCTGAATATTCAGCCATCTGCCTCACCTCCTCAGCATCCGCAGCCACTAAAGTTACCGCAGTTACACCCGTTCGGATTCTGCACTACATACGCCGGGATAGGAGTCGGATTCAGAGCCTGCCTGAGAGTTGCTGTCTGAGCAGCGTTATCGGCAAGGATCTGAGCCGTCTGTCCGTTCTGAGAAGCCTGGAGGTTTGCCAGATTGATCTGGGTCTGGAGATTAGCATTCTGAGCTTTGAGAGCGTCGATCTCCTGCTGGCAGAGCTTGTCAAGGATCGTCTGGATGCCCTGTGTCTGGTTCTGGATGATGTCGCGAACGCCCATGGAGATAGCATTCCGGTCAGCACAGGCTTCGGTCGCCACGGTATACTTCAGATCGGCGATAGACGCCCGATTCTCGCAGCAGCAATTCTGGAGCCCCATAGAAAGGGAGTTCACGCCCTGGTTCAAAGAGTTCTGCGCATTCTGAACCGCAAGGAGCGTGTTGTAAGCGTCAGAGCAGTTCTGCGTCGTCATGGCTGCAAGAGATCCCTGGAGAGCACCAATACCGCCCATTACAGCCTGCTGGTCAAAGCCCCGCTGCAGATCTGCAGTAGCATTATTGTTCATCATCATGGGAATTGCTCCGCCGCCATTTCCATAGCCGCCCCAGCCGTTTCCGTTAAAGGCTGCAAACAGAAGCAGAATGAGAATAAGCCATGCTCCATCTCCGCCGAAGGTTCCAAAACCTCCGTTACCTCCGGTTACTGCAGCTACGTCAGCTGCCGACAGTCCATTACCATCTACAAAAGACATAATGAAACTCCTTTCTCCCGTACTTGATACGGGACGTTGAAATATGATTGATAGTGTCTCGTACGAGAAAAGAAAAGCCCGGGAGTTGCACCCGGGTTAGACTGTTCTTTTCTATTTAATTTTAAATACCCTAAAGCACCCTTGAAAATATAGTGCTTCATTGCATGTGCAATGTGTGATACTACAATACTGTACTGTAATGTCTCGCCCATTGACTCCCTGTGCTATGCTGTCCATAGGAGGTGATTATATGGCAACG